TGTCATAGCTTACATCTACCTTGTTGTTACTAGTAGCAGGAGGCAAGCCTCCCGCAACAACACTGTAAATATCTTCTACTAGTGTGTTAATAGATTTCATTAGCCTACCATTGCCTCTGCTGCTTGTGCATCCAAGTCACCACATGAATAGGCTTCAAACTTACGTGCAACCTCAATGATGAGATCAGCATACGCTTGTACAGTTTCAACATCCTCATTGCTATCTAGAAAATCACACACTGCCTTGGTAGCGTTCGTAATGGAATTCTGTCGGACAATGGCACGATCACCGTGCAACAGAGGGATTGGAAACACCTTGCTAGGAGGGCTGTATGGGGCTTTAGCGGGGCTAGCGGATGATGCGCTAGGGGTAGGTGCACCTGTACCCTTCTTAAGCATCTGCACAGAAGTTAGGTCAACGTTCTTACCGTATGTGTTCTCAGTGAATTGAAAGTCAATCTCGTCACCAATGGCAAACATAGGCTTCTTAAAGCCGTAACCAAATCGTTCACCATTAGCAATGATGGTGTACGCTGGCTTAGGGCCAAACTTGGTAGTAACTTCTTTAGTGGTGATGTTCTCGATGATATAGCTCATTTGGTTTCCTTTAGTAAAGCTTCTTTGTCTTGCCAGTTTAATCCGGCATCCACACCAACACCTAGTTGGCAGGGAAAGTCAATGTTGAAAATACTCTTCATGTATTTAGGGGCATCCTCCAATGTTTGCTTAGCCAATATAGCACACTTCTCAAGCTTGTCAATAGGCACATCAAGTACCACAGAGTCGTGCACAGTCATGACTAGTTTCACATCGGGTAGTAGGGCGGCTTCTTCCAACTTACGTAGCAAGATACCTACCATCATAGGGACAACATCCCCTGTAGCAAAGCCTTGAATAGGCCAGTTCTTTAACTCGGTAGGACTGAATGACAGACCTCCTTTGTATTCGTTGGGATACTTGTTAAAGATGTAGTGTCGCCCGGTTGGGCTGGTATGGTAGTAGGTGTACTGCGGGCCAGATTTATCTGGATCATAGCTAACCACTGCCTCCTTCTCTGCCTTTGCAACTATTTCTTCATGGTAACGTTTAACTCCTGTGTAACGTGAATAGAATGTGTTAATAAATTTCTTAGCTGTTGCTCTATCACAACCGCTTTGCGCCATAAGTGTAGTAGCTCCTCCTCCGTACACGAGTAAGAAGCTGAATCGCTTAAAGGGTTTCCGTTCTTTGTCAGTTGGATACCTACCATACATTCCTTTGTAAAGCTCACGGTGCATGTCACGACCGTTATTAATATCGTCAATGAGTTGCTGATCTTTGGCTAAGTAAGCCAATGCCACCATCTCTAGCTGGCTGTAGTCAAGCTCCAAGATATTGCCGTTCTCTCCATAACGGCTAACGTATGCTCGTTTAACATCTCCTGTTTCTGTTTGGTTCTGTAGGTTGGGGTTAGTTGCTGATAGTCTCCCTGTCTTTGTTGCACAATGGTTGAGGTTCGGGTAGATGTTGTCATCTGGAAATCGTAGTCCAAGTAATCCTTCGTAATAGGTGTCTTTAATCTTGCTGCATTCACGAATGATGAGTAGCTGTGTTGCAATGAAATCACCATTGGTAGATAGTTGTTTCAACACTGCGTCATCAGTTGAGTAGTAACCACCCTTGCCTAGCTCCCCCGTAGGGGCATACTTGCCAGTAATGGTGCGAACTCTCTCCACCGTCTTAGTACGTACATTGCCGTTCTTATAAAAGCCATCATCTACCTTCTCCTTATACTTCTCCTCACCCCCAAAGAAATACAATGATAGCTGCTTAGGGCTAGCTGTATCTAAGTCAGGTGCTTCCTCTGCTACCAGTAGTTGTGCTTGCTCTAGAATGATTGCGTAGTGGTCACGCTGTTTGGTAACGTAGCCCCAATCTACACGCATACCGTTACGGTTCATTTCAATAGTTGCTCGTAGTGCATCCATCTGTGTGAACATCAATGGCAGTATGTCTAAGCCTTCTGCTTCAGCCCACTGCTGCTCAAAGATTGTAACTGTATTCTCTACGTCACCCTTCAGGTAGTCCATCAACTCTTCTTTGGGAATGCTAGGAGTATCAATGCCAGCCTTCCAATAGGCTTTAATACGATCATCCTTCAGTGCATGTGCACCAACATATTCCTTGGTTAGTTCATCTAGTGATGCGTACAAATGACGCTGACCACTGAGTAAGTAGGCAGCTAGCTGTGTGTCCCAGATACGTGGCAATGTGTTACTAGTATCACGGTAGATGTACAGCAAATCAAACTTAACGTTGTGACCAATGACTAGTGATGCTGTGTCGCACAAGTTACGTACAGGTGTTAAGTCTAGTCCATCCTTGTCATACATATACCCTGTTGTACCACCTACTGTTGCACAACCACTAGCAATGACCTTGTTACCACGCCACATCGGATTACCAGTGTTGTTACCTACAGGGCAGCGAATGGTTGTCTCAAGATCAACTACTAGATTCATCTTGCAACTCCTTTCTAATTGTAAGTAACATATCTTTGATGTTTAGTACGTGCTTACCAAAAGCATGTGTATCTGCGTTTGCACCACTCAAGAACATACTTGCACCCGCATTATCTGGGCTTAGGAATAGTTTATACCAACAACCACTGGTATTCTTAAGGTGACATACAAAATAACCATCGTCATCTAGGTATACATCACCTTCATCTGGTTTTCCATTTACTGACATATCGTGCCTTTGCTGGTTCAATATCAACTTCAAAGCATCCGTGTCTGTGTGCCTCTAATGTGTCAGGCCCACCGAACAACTTATTCTTTGGTACGTGAATGAATCGTTGTAAGTCCATTCCCGGTTCGTTACTCTTGCCAATCGTTACGATGGCATCTGCCTCACCAATCTTGTCTGTCTTGCTACCTCGTAGTTGGTTCATCTGAATCCATTTCTCACCCTCACCTGTACCGTCCACTTGACTGATGGCAATGACGGGGCAATATTCTTTAGCCACATCCCGTGCCCACTCGTATAGCTGTCCGATACGTAGGTCTTCCCTATCTTGCTTGAAACCGTGCACCTTGTCAAGCTGGTCAAAGATGATGAGTCCCGGCTTATATTCCTTGAACAACATGGCAATCTTGTGCACACTCTTAATGCCTGAGTCATCGTCCAAGATTAGGAAACGTTGACCACCACCTAGTAGGAACTCTGCTTCATGCTTCTTGGGGTCACTAAGCAACTCGCTACTAGTAACTTGGCTGTATGCTTGAATAACCCGCATCATAACCTTGTTGCTGGCCTCCTCGTTGTTAATCCAAATCACATGCTCGTCAGGTTGTAGCTGGCTCATCATGTAGCTGGCTTCACTGGCAGTGAATGTTGTCTTACCTGTCTCAGGTCTAGCTGCAATGATGATGAAGTCACCCTTACGAATGGGGCCAAGTGCTACGTTCAACTCCTTCAGTCGCCAGTTAAGACCACCACTTGCAACCACACCAGATAGATAGTCTAGCGATGGTTTAACGAACACATCATCCTTGTCTACAGAAGCGCCAACTTCTTTCTTATATGCGTTAAGCAGCGGCTCAATGCTTTCCAACTCACCGCCCATACCTGTGCCAATTTTAAGGCACACATCGTAAATCTGTGTTGCATAATCTGTCTCAATGAGTTTGCCTAACAGTGCCTTAACAATTGGAGGAGGATTGTCAAGTGCATCCTTAAGGTTGTCGAATGCAACCTCGTATGCTGACGGGTCTTTAACCTTCCTACCTTTCACAATTGAAAAGAATGTGCGGAACTCAGGGTAATTGATTTCCGTACGTGTTGGGTAGTTGTCCCAATACTCACCTAGCACATTGAATATTTCCAATGTAATGGGTGATACGTTGTGCTTCTTTACGTGCTCCTTAAATCTGTTGTACGTATCTTTGTTACTAGTAACCACTAGTAGGTCAATGTCATAGCTCATTAAAGCTCCATATCTTTAAGTATCTCAAGAGATAACTCCTTTGGTTGATGATTGAAAATAGCTGAGATGTTAGGGACAATCGGGGACACATCAACAAATAATTTCTTAGCTGCTACATGTCCTGCCGTGTCATCGTCTAGCCATAGTAACACACGTTTACTGCGAAACATGTGCAAAACCTTTTGTGCATCGCTGTCCAGTTTAGTGCCTAGCAAACACAAGGTTGGATAACCTGCATAACGTAACTTATAACTGCTAAGTAAATCTTCTACAATTATTAACGGCTTAGTAGTTATATCTGTAATACAATCTATATAACTAAATCTTTGTTTACTATATGTAAGATATTTAGGTGATTTATTATATCGTCTTACTTGATAACCTATAATATTATTATTATAGAATACAGGTAACACTATACCATCTGCTGTTTCGGCAATGCGAAACATGTTAACTAGCTTATCAGTGAAACCATACTGACCTAACCACAACTGACCTTCAACTTTAAACTTACCATAGTCTAGTTCCTTTGTCAAATGGACGTACGGTTCTATCGGCCCCCTGCTAACAACTGTCGTAGTTGTTGCTTTAATGCGGCTAACTGTCTCTTTCGGTCGATAATATCCGCTATCTCCACAATTATGGCAATGCCACAAGAATGCACCATCTACATTCTTTACGTACAATCTCTTCCTGTTATCCATGCCATTAGGACAATCA